AATTCTCACCCACAGAGCGGAAGATGCAAGGATTATAAGGAGGTCTCCTCGCAGCACATACTCCTGTTATGATGTCCTTATCCTGTGCCAAGAGATCTAAAAGAAGCGTTTCCGGGAACATCATGTCTGAATCCAACCAAAGGACATAATCATATTCACCGTCCACGGCAAGACCAGCTAATCTTTCCCTTGCTTCGTATATAAGAGATCCGGAGAGGATATTGATATCGACTTCCCCTACCTTGCGAAGATTCACAAGGCACTGCACGAAACCGGAGTCCATCTCATCCATACAAGGGATAGCAATCAGTGTTCTCATCTTGCATACCCCTCTTCTGAATAGACCTTTTGTCCAATATGGCCTACTTTGATTCTTGAATCGCAATAGATCTCTCCGAACTCTTTTGCCCTCATACAGAAGGACAGGTCCTCCCCAAATCCCAGAACAGGACTAAAGGGAAGACCATATTTCTCTTGGACCTTTTTAATTAAATCCACCTTAACGAGTACCGCTCCGAATCCAATCCCTTCACAGGGAAATAATTGGTCTTTGGGATACTCGTAATAGTGAAGCGCAACAGGTGAAACTTCGTCATTGTCGGAATGGTAATATCCTACTTTTTCGTAGACCACAGGAAGAGAAGGTTCCTTCCTTGTGAAATATAACCCACCGACCATATCAAGGTTATTTTCGTCCATGTCTTGAGACAACCTCTTCAAAAGGTCTGTCCCAAACTCCATGTCAGAATCCAACCATAATATCCTGTCGAAGTCACCATCGACACCATGCTTTGCTAAAGTGTTTCTGGCATCGTAGATGAGAGAGGAACTGATTATTGAGAAACCAATGTCTCCCACTCTGTCCATCATCATAAGGGACTTCATAAATCCGGTGTGAACCATGTCCATACATGGTATGGCAATTAAAGTTTTCATAATCAGTTCCCCCACTAATTAGATTAAATTATTTCGTTACCTTGCAGAACGCATGGTCAGCAACTACGCCAAGAGCAATGTACTCACGGCCTACGATGCGGACAAGGTCTGCTTCAGCTTCGGACAGATCATCGAATTTGATTCTGATCTGGTCACCGTTCGGGAAGTTTGCGTGTGCGCCCTGTCCGAAGTCACCGACTACCATCCAAGCTGTGCCAGAAGCAAGAGTTGTGGCACTTGTGTATGCCGGAAGGCTATTGTCGAAGTGAACAGGAAGTCCCTCAAAGGGATCTACGTTAAAGCCGTTGGCGTACTGTGCAGCCTTAAACTGCGACCAGGATCCCTTGTTCATGACGATGACAGGATTGGCAGCTTCATCAGAAAGCTGACCAAGTGCCTGTGCTACGAGACCGACAGAAGGAGTACCGGCAACAACACCGACACCAACTGCGGTTGTGGTAGCAGAAGCGGTCAGAGCGGTGATCTTGTTGATGAGTTCGCTCTGTGCTTTCTTTGCGATCTGATATGCGAGTTCGTCATAGATATAGTCAAGGAACTCTTCGCCACCAAGGTCCATTGCTTCATCACTGATTCTGATGAACTTCTTGATGGATGCCGGAACCATGTTCACAACACCAAGTGCGAGAACCTCTTCTGCGATAGGAGATGTACTCTCGGTGTGAACTGTAGCTGCTGTTGCGGAAAGCTCAAATCCGATCTTGAGGTTTCCACGGATGTAGGTCTTGCGGACAAGGTCCATAAGACCATTTCTCTGCCAAGCGGTGCGGATTCTGCCCTCTACATAGGAAGGAACAGGAAGATCTCCGCTGACATTTTCGGTAAGGAGCGCACGGCACTCTCTATCGTCTTCGGTTTTGATGTAGTTGGCATATGCCACGTTGTACTCGTGAGTTGCACGAATCTCTTCGTTCGTCATTTTCTTTACCTCTTCGGTTGATATTGTTTCCCGGACTTCTCCGGCACCGTTCGCTACTTCGGCACGGATCTCGGCCTTCTGCGCTTCGGCTTCTTTTCTGGCTTCAAGCTCTGCGTTTATCGCACGGACTTCTTCTTCAAGTGCATCAAGATCTGCATCGTCAGCATTGACCTCTTCGGCAATTGCGGAACGTCTTTCCAGAAGCTCGTCCACCAGCATTTCCTTCAGTTCCATTACTGAACCTCCGCTAAAATTCTGATTCTCTGCTTCTTCCGCTCGATCTCTCTTGCTTCGGCTTTTGCACTCTCCAGTGATGCCTTTGCGCTATCCAGCGCATCGGCAAGGCCACGAGCTTCAAGGGATGTCTGGGAATACGCTGGGAACGTCACGGCACTGACCTCCAAGACCCTCTTGAGCGAAAGAATGGTTCTTGTAGGATGGTCTGTGTCCATGTCATCCCATCTATCTTTATCGGCAACAAACATAAAGGACATTCCGCTCAGATCTCCTCTTGCCGTTGCTGAATAAAGTGCTTTTGCATCTGCGTTATTCTCGATATCAAGATTTGCACGAATATCGAGTCCCTCTCCGGGAACAACTACTAACTGCATTGTTGAATTGGCATTGTTGTTTCTTGACCTTGCGAGAGGAATCATGTCGGTATTGTGATTGACAAGGAGTCTCACGTCACGGAGGTCTGTGTTATCCAGCGCACCGTCTTCGATGATCTCGTCATACCAACCAAGATTGGTTCTCTGTCCGTACACGATGGCACGTCCTTCGATGATGTGTCCCCTCTCTTCGGTCTCTTCTGCTCTGACTTCAAAGTCAAAACTACGAATTTCCTTCGTTTCCATTGTCTTCTCCTATTTTCTCGTCTGTGGAGTAATACTCCCCACGGATAACTCTTGTGTCCCCACCATCGACAGGAGGAAGGTTCCAAATTTCACGCACCTCATTCAGTGAAAGTATTCCTCTGTCGAGTAGCTGCGAAGATACGTTCAATTTATCTGCGTTGGTCATGTACTGTAGCCTGTTGGCCGTTGCCATGACCCTGTTGTTTTCTGTCTGCTCTCTCATGGTGAAGAGCATCTTTGTCAGAACCTCTGAAAACTGAATTGCAAAAGGCTCTATAGCACCTTCATAAAAAGCACTCCACGCATCACCGTATGCCCTATTCTCAAGGACATCCTCGTTGACGCCGAAATATTCAAAGACATTTTTCTGAATCTCTTTGACTTGATCCGCATCAACTATCCACGGCTTAACGTCAACCTGTTTGATGTTCTGATATGTGTTTGGGAACAGGAGGAGTCCACCGGCTTCGGCATCTTTTGAGAAGTTCTCTTCCGTGAATCTCTTGCGTTCTTTCGCAAGGTCTTCCGCTTTAGAGAAGTTGCTCAACTGTGCCATGAACCTATAAGTAGCTGCGCTCTTCACACCTTCCTCAATGCCTTGATTCTGGATGTTAATCAAATCCATCGTTGGGAACAGTGCGGAGTTGTTTTCTCCTAACAGATCATTCCGATATTGAAACTTCGTCATGATTCCGCAGTTCTCAAGTTCTATCGCAGCTTTCCCGGAAGTGAACTCGTACTGTAGGTAAAGTCTGTTACCGTACTGAACCACCGTACACTTGGAAGGAAGCGGACAATATATTCCTGTGATCTCTCCGTATTCTCCAAATACCGGAACGATAAATGCCGTGTTATGAACGTCAAGTATCGTTGAAAGCCTATATAGAAATTGGCTCCATGTCTGCAAAGCATTAGGAGCCTTTTTCAGTTTGTTTTGAAGTTGTGGTTTTGCGCTTCCAGAGATCTGTATCGCAAGTTTTGATATATGAGTTGCCCTTGCGTTTATAGCTGCTCTGATGAGCTGGGATTCATATATCCCACCAGACCAAGAAGTGAACCTCGGTTCGTATGCGTTCAATAGTTTGAACTCACCCTTATATTCCCCTCTCGGCTTCGGTCTCCGTCCGAAAATTGCATCAAATAAAGACATTATCTCTTCCTCTTTTCGTACCGCCACAAATAGCCATACGCTCTCTTCCTAATTCCGTATACGGCTTCTTTTACTGGAGTAAGAGCGAACCCTGTCGCACGATGCATCTCTGGGTATCCGTAATATTCAGCAATTACTTTCCCTGTTTCTTCATCGATTTGGATCACTCTCCCGGCTTGCATACTCTTCTCACCTGTTCGCCCCGCAAGTCCGTTTGGTCTTCCTTTTTTACCCCTACTTATCGCTGCACAGGTCTCTGGAGTCATCTTCTTTTCTTTCATGTAACGGCTCCGATTTTGTCTCTCGGCTTCCGATGCCTTGCGCCCTGTCGCTGGGAACTCTCCACCTACGGAATTATTGTATCCATACGCTCTGTCATTACTGTGATATAAGGCAATCAACATGACTTCTTTCTCACACGCTTCTTCCTTGCTTAATCCGGAATAAAGTATTTCGTGTTTAAAGTTGTCCCACCCGTATTTTGAAATGGCTGCTGAAAACCTTTCGTTTTGACGATAAGCTTTGCCCCTCGCCCATCTAACTTCTGGTTTACGTCCGGTGATCCCTATGTAAACCTTGTTGCTTGGAGACGTGTGCATATATACCGTATAATCACTCATTTATCAGCCTATCCCCCAGCTCTGCGTACCATTTCTGTCTGACGGTCATAGCGCATAAAAGTGATGCTACACCGTCTATATGTAGGGAAGGATTCACCTTCACGAGTTTCCCTCTCCCACGCTCAACGCTCATTTTCACTGCACTGTTGAGCAAGTGTGATTTAAGGAGATCGTTGTCTCCTATATGTATCTTTCCGTCCTCAAGGAGTCCCTGTGTTTCCATCATCACACCATACAAGTTTTCTCCTTGATAGACCGAATCTGTCCGGAAACCATAAGCTTCCATGTCTTTAATCAGATACTGTGCAGAATATCTATCGTATCCCACCATTAACGGAAGAATCTCGTACTCCTCGACCAATTTGCGGAACCATTCAAAGCAATCTTGATAGTCCACGAAATTCTGTCCGGATGGAGTAAGCAATCCTCTTTGTATGTATATCTGATAAGGGACACCATCCCTCTGTGTTGCTTCGTCTATCTTTTCGGAAGGAAGGAAGAAATGTGCGAAAACATATAATTCTCCACCCTTCTCGATGACCACGTTACAAGCGGTAAGGTCTGTTGTCTGTGATAAGTCGATACCGGCAACGCAATAAGAGGACTTGAAGTCTTCAAGCTTTAATTCGTCTCCGGATGCTCTCTCAACCAATTGCGCTGGGAGCCATGCCTGTGAGCTGCTCTGCTGAACATTTGCGTATTTTGTCAGCACCTCTGCTTTCTTTGACAGAGAGCCTTCCGCAATTCGTATCTCTTCCAGAAGGTAATCAACGCTTATGCTTACTCCTAAATTGGGATTGCTTTTCTGTAGTTCAGAAAGTGAGTTCCACTTTTGAGGATCATCAATCTGATATATGAACGGAGCCAATCTTGTCTCCTCGGAATCTCCCAAGAGAAACCTTGTAGACCGTTTCATCAAGACATCGTACACTCCATCGTGAACATACCCGGCTGTAGTGATGCCAAGAAGCAACGGTTGCTTTCTTGCTCCGAAGCTTGACCGGAGGACCTCGTAAAACTTTAGTCCTTGATCTCCGCTCCAACTCGCCAACTCATCGGCCACACAGAGAGAAATGTTCAGACCATCGGACTTTCTCGCATTAAAGGCCAATGGAGCTATAGACGTGTTCGTGTTGCCTATGTATATATCTGTTCTGCGCTTTCTGGCCACATTGTTCATGACAGGTTCTTTAGAAACCATCTGCCAGAACGCATCAAAGCAAAGCGTTGCCTGTTGTAACTTTGGTGCAGCCATATAGACCCTTGCACCATACTCTCCGTCCATGTATGCACAGTATGCTGCGATAGCTGCCGCCAATAATGTTTTGCCGTTCTTCCGTCCGATTATTAAAAGGACTTCTCTAAACTGACGATTGCCTTCTTCGTCTACTATCCCAAAGACAACCGACAGGAAAGCCTTTTGCCAAAGCTCAAGATTTATTCTCTGTGGTGCGAGATCTCCTTCATGATGTCGGCAATAAGTAGAGATAAACTCTATAGCCTTGTTGGCCTTTTTCAAGGATAAATAAAAGGACTTGTTTTCAAGTCCTTCGATAATCCTCTCATACATCAGCTTTATCCATCGGCCTACGATCACGTCACCGTTTTTTATCTGCTGATAATATTCGAGTATCCAGTTTTTCTCACTACTCTGCATACCGCCAACCAAAACCTTTGTGCTTCCTCGATTCACCTTCGCAGCACTTCTTTATGCAGTGTTGGATGAATCCTCCTGTCTGTTCCGCTTGAAGGATGCTCTTGTATACGGCTACCGTCTCCCCTGTGACTAAATCATATTGTTCCACCGGACAACGATGCTTCTGCGCTTTAGGCTTCTGCATTTCATTTGTGTACTCTTCCACATAGCACCAATGATATCCACCGGCTGACAAGTTGTGCGGTTTGTGCGCACATACTGCATTAATCTGCCCTCCGGAGACACCAACTGTCTCCGCAGCTTCCACCGCACTTTCAAACCTTTGTCCTGTTTCAACGCATATGACAGGCTTCTTGCGAGTATTGTTCGCCCTCATCTTGGAGCGTTCTTCTTCTGTATGCTTCCTTCCGTAGTTGTGGCACTCCTCTTTAACCTTTCTGTACATCGGATGTGCCGAACCTCTTACATAATTGGTTCTGCCTATGTGAGCATCAGACAGTTTTTGCCTTGTCTCCTCGCTAACTTCTGCACGGAGACCGCCCCCAGGATCCCTGTTGTATCCCTTTTCCGGATTCGTTGAATCGTACTGTTTAATCAACGATTCCTCTATTTTACAAGCTTCTTCTTGTGTGAGACCCTTAAACAGTATGTCATGTTTAAAGGAATCCCATCCGTAATGCTGAATAGCGTTATAGAAGTGCCAATTGTTTCTATAACACTTACCTCTCCCCCACCTTGTTTTCGGTCTTTGGCTTGTGATGCCAATATACACCTTGCCATTGGGAGATTCGTGTTTGTACACGCAAAACTCTTTCATGGCCTTTATTCAAACCTCTTACTGAACTCCTCCAAAGGATCTATAGTCTCATCGTCTTCTTCTGGAAGCTCTGACAATAGCCTTTTCATCAAAATGTCTCTCGTTTTCACCATAGAAGCGTATAATTGCTTCTCCGGAGTAGTAGATTCCCCTCCTCCGATTATGTTCTCCAACTCAACGAGCTGGATGTCCATAAACGCAACAGTTTCTATAGTGTTACGGAGCAATACCTTCTTTTTGTCTGGTAACTCCGCAAATATATCATTCAATTCCTTGATTCTTTTCTTAACTCTTGCGTCTTTCACGCAATACCCCCTTAAAGTTCGCCATGTCCGGTAATTCCGACC